GTCCTCTTCAAATTCAGCTGCCAGATTCTCTGACAGTAAAGTCTTTCTATTTCTATTTATCCTTCCACCTAGGCTTCCAATCATCTTTTCTAAATCCCTTGTGAGTTTTGCCGGTGCCTGTGAGTACCTTCTTTCCTTCTCTTCCTTGAAGTTGAAAAGGAAATCTTCGTCAAAAGGTTTGTTAGATGTATCCTGTGCACGAGCATGATCACCAACAGACGTCATCTTAGCAAAATCAGGCATATGAGTAGATCCAGGGCCATTAGATACTTTTCTATCGGGTTTGATGGGACCACCAAAAACATTCATTAGTTTGTGTTGAGCTTTGATAGGAGCATCTTCATCATCGATTGATAAAGAAATGTCATCATAGTCCTGATCTTCATCTGTTATGGGTTCTTGTATGTCTTTTCTTGCAGGCAATGCAGTCAACAGTTTGTCGTCGTCCTTCTTGTCACCTGAGAAAAGATCTCCGCCAGCGCCGCCAGCGTCCGCTCCTCCACCGGTGTCGCCGCCGCCGCCTGCAGCTCCGCCTGCAGCACCACCACCAGCGTCGGCAGATCCTGCCGCCTCGACATCGGCATCTTCCTTCTTATCGGCCTTTTTGCCTTCCTTGATAGACTCAATTTCCTCGTTAGTAAGACCGATAATGTTCTTTCTGATCCAAGTCCTATCAACCATACCCTCAGGTGCCTTACCTGCAATGTCAAACTTGGTTGATATTAATTGAAGTTTCTGCTGTTGAGCTGTGGAGGACGGATTTGTCAGGTTCAAGGTGAAATCAATTAGATCTTCACCCTCAAAACCGTGGCAGTAGAGGTGAATCATTGCCAGTTTGTTGAGCTCGGAAATGATTGTTTTCTGAATACGATGAATAGTGCGAGAGAACCTAATGTCCTCTTGTGCTAGAGTTGCTTTTGCGCCTGTATCTTCATCATAACCCAAGTAGGCCTTTGGAATCTTTAGCGCGGCAAACAGTTTCTTTTGAATGTATTGAACGTCTTCAATTGCTGCTGTGTTTTGACCGCCAGCCAGAGTATCGATCTTTGTACCTGTTTCACCACCACGAACCGGTAGAAAGTAATCTTCATCCACTGAAAGAGGATTGTAACGAAGATCGACTTTACCGTTATTCTTATCGACGACTTGGTTGCGTTTCAGGTTGGTTTGCGCCTGTTCCATGTAATCTGCAATGTTCTCAGGTGGTGTGTTACCTACGTCAATGTAGAACACACGGCGTTCTGGGGCACGAATGACACGGTAAACCAACATTGCGTCTTCCATCATGATCAGCTGTCGCCAGATTCTGCGTGCAGATTCCAGAACAGATGAACCGTACGGAAGGAATGCGTCATTGCCCAGAAGGCGAAAGTGTGAGATCTGCCAGTTTTCCAACGTCTGGTTACCGTTTGTGATCCACCTGAACCTGCAGGCGGATGGGTCTGACGGGTCAAATCCTTCCTCACGCTCCATTTCAGTGATGGAAATGGGATACGCATTGATGACGCCATACTCAGGTGAAATGTCGTTGAAGAGGAAAAAGTCACCGTACTTCACAAGGTTTCTAACCCACATCACCAGATTGAAATCGACATTCAGAGTATCGTAGAAAAGTTCTTCCAGAGTTTCCTGAATCTTCTTGTTTTCCGAGTGAATGTGAAGAACTCTTCCCTTGTCGTCAGATGAAACTGTTTCTTCTGCGTAGATATCGAGTGCAGAAGCAATCTCAGGAGTTGATTCCATTTCTGAGAAATCTGAATACCTGGACATTCTGTCGAAGGCGCCGTATGCGCTCAACGTGCTGTTGTAGACATCGCTGTGAGCTTTACGAAACACTTCCAGTGCGGAAGATGCGCCTTGCTGTCGAAAATCCTTGACTTTGCGACGAACAACGGGACCAGAGCGGAACAACCGCGTCAGTCGAGTAAAAAGTGAACCTTTGTTAGTTGGATCTGCCATGTTTCACATCATAATCAAAAGTAAGTATCTGGAAACTTTCTATCCCAAAACCCAGTCGTGTTCTTCTAGGGGACCTGGATTTCTTTGCATCGCGATCACATGATCAGGAACCGGACTGAATGGTTTACGGTGCACAGACGGATCTACATACTTTTCCATTGCACCGCGGCCCCTTGAATTGACACCGAAAGCTGCTAACATTGCCTGTTCAATTGTCATTCCACTTTTTGGTTCTTCGTGTTTCTTGCCATCATACAACCAACAGCCGATAGCCAAAGACATCACTAAGTCATCATTCTTACCTTTCATGGCACGAAGTTTTCCGTTGACGTCTACGAAAGTTCTGAACTCATCAAACAGACGCGAAGAACGAAGTCGAATCAGGTCATTTCTGATCCATTCTTCCATTCGAGTTAGAGATTTTTCTTTTGTGTTTCCCTGTGTGGAGAAACCTACCTTGCTAGCACTGACATTTCCACCGTATTGCGCATCGTACCTGTCTTTGGAATTTCTGAAGTAGAGATTCGTATATCCCAAATCTATCAATTTTTGACTCGTTGCCCAACCAAATGTATTTTGTTCTGGACAAAGCAATGCATCATTGTATTTTCTGCCAACTTCGGCTAACAGTTCACCGAATTTATCGGGTGGAATTTTTCCTTTGTATTCTGACACCTGTTCAGATGTTGTTGTATCAATCACTTGAAAGGCTGAAAAGTCGGTGGAATCTCCACGAGCAACATCAGCAGAAATCACATATTGATGTTCAGGCTGAGCAAATTTCCAAACCCAAATTGCTCGTTCAGGACCCCAAGCATCGATTGGATTCTCGATCTGAATTCTCATTTTGTCCATCAGTTCAGCTGTGATAAACGTATCACCTGATGAGACAAAGTCGCAAAGCAACTCTTGTGAAATCTGCTTTGCCGACATGTTTGCTGTTTCATTATCAAACCAAGTTTGATCTCTTTCTGGGTGAACGTCCCACATCAGTTTGATGGGATTGAAGATGTTTTTCTTGGCCTCAGCCCCAACATACAAGTCATAGTACTGTCCACCCATGCCGTTAGGTGTTGATAGAATGATTGCACGACCACCGGTTGATAGTGTGGGATACAAACCTGTCCAAAGTTCCTGGAAGTTTCTAATCCAGGCAGCTTCGTCGATGATCAGCAATGATAGAGCTTCAGAACGACCTGCATCTTCTGAAGTTGGAATTGATTTGATAGAAGATCCATTACTGAATTCTACCCAAGTTTTAGTGCTTGTTTTTATATCAGGCAGAATAAGCCAAGATGGAAGCGAAGAAATTGCAGTCTTCACCTTCTTCACGATGTTCTGTGCGACAGCCTGCTTGGTTGCAATGATCAGAATGTTCTTATCACGATGAAACAAGGCCATCCAAACTGCGTACATGGCTGTGACAGTTGAAAGGCCTAGCTGGCGTGATTTCAGAACGATGTTGAAACGGTGAGCATTGAAATCAGATACACATTCGTCCTGAAATGGGTAAGTCTTGAAAGGAATCAGGCCCCGGGTAGGGTGCTGAATCTTGCAATACTTGTTCATGAAGTAGGAAGGCTCTTTACCACATCGGATAATTTCCTTGACCTGCGTTTCCTTGTTAGGTGCGACAGCCATTCATTACTCGATTGTAAATGTCCTGTTGTATCTATAGTACGCCACCTTACGAGGTGAACGAGCAGTGGATTGAATCAATTCAACATCGTCCATTCCGCCATTGTCAGTGGTCTTCAAGGCTCTTCCTGCCCCATCCTTGAAAGCGGACTTTACTTCGGACAGGTAGGCATCAATGCGTTGTGTCGCTTCCGCTACGCACCTTTGAACTTGATCACCCAAACCTCTTTCAGAAGCAAAATGTACGATGGTGGTGTACTTCATAGTCATGGTATCACCTGCCAACTGTGTCTTGATGGACCAGGTGCCGTCCGGACTGGAAGATCTTCCGTAAGAACTGTCGATAACCTGCCCCAGAACGTTTACTTCATTGAAATTCATCTTTTTTCTCCAGTTTTGGTCGCCAGCCATTCTTCCAGGCTTCGGCATTCGGATAGTAGTAAGTATCTACACATTCGGTGCAGGCATCATATTTTCTACCTGTTTCGTGATCTTCTTTATCTCTGAGTAAGTATCCGCACACAGAACAACTGTGGTTGATACGTTTTGATTTGTCCCACCACAGTTGAGGTGAGGAAGTGTTAATCGAACTGGACATGTGCATCAATTCCCTTATTGTCGATTTCGATGACGTTATCTACCACGTCCTTAATCCCATCAACGTGTGAGATGATGATAATCGATTTGAAGTGTTTGGTTAATTCTCGAAGCAAAGCGGAACACGCCTCAAGGTTCTTGCCGTCCAGGGCACCGAATCCCTCATCCACAATGAAGATGTCAGACTTTGGCAGGCTCGATACGTTGGTCAAGGCTGCACGAAGAGCAATTGACGACATCATCTTTTCCATACCTGAACCGCACTCAATGATACGACGAGAATCACCGTAGTTGATGAACACCTCCATATCGTTAGTTTCCTCATCGGATTCCAGTTCAACTGTGAAACCTGTAGGTGCCTGAAGAATGTTGGATAGCTCTGCGTTGATGATCGGCAAACGCTTACGAACGATGCTGAGCGGAATACCATCCTTTGAAAGTGCCTTGCTGAGGTGTTTCAAAGCACGATGCTTCAGAGAACGAGCCTCAAAATCTTCTTTCTCTCTTTGAGTCTGAATCAACTTGGCGTTACCGGTTCCGATCTTTTCACTAAGAACCGAAAGTTCAGCCTCAATCTCCTTGATCTGTTTTTCCAGGTCACGCTTCTTTTCCACCAACTTCTCGCGTTCGTCGTGAATCGAGTCATCACAGATGTTGGCTTTCATATTGTCGAGCTTCTTGCTTTCATTCGAAAGCAGAGACTTGGAAGCCTGCTGTTGTGACTCTGACTTAGAACGAGAAAGATCTAACTTTCCAATTTCTAATTCCAGAGCCTGAACTTTCTGTTGAGATGTCTCGTACTCCTTCAGCTTGTCATCAATTGATTCCTTCAGCAAAAAGTTGTGGCTCTTTTGCAGTGCAGAAATTTGATTCTTCAGATCAGAAAATTCTTCCTGTTTCTTTTCCAGTGTAGTTCTTGCGTTCTTGGCATTTGCAATGTATTTACAAGAAGGAAACTTATCCTCACAGGGAACATCGGAAAGATTCTTTACTTGAACCTTATCCCTGTCAATCTCATCCTTTCTTTTCTCTAAATTCAGTTGTTGCTTCTCAATTGAACGCGCCAGATCTTCACGCTCTTCCTTTTTCTTCAGAAGTTCTGCCTTATCAATGTTACCTACCTGATTTTTCAGTTCG